CTAGACAATTTTGGAGAGACTTAGGTAAAGACTTACAAGATAAAACAGGATTAGACTATAGAGTAAGTCTTGACGAACTAAGACAAGAGATGATCAATTTAGAAAACAAGTACAGCGGTGCTGATTTAAAATTAGACCCACCTGAAATAGAAATAACTAATTAAGGTCAGACCATATGGAAATGAACACTGAATTTTTATTTCAGGTAGGAGCAGTGATTGCTTCTTTAGCTGGAGCTTGGGGATTAGTTAGATCACAAGTCAATACTTTAAAATCCACGCAAGAAGAAATGAAAGCTCACATAGATGAGTTGAACAGGGAGCTAGATAAGGCAGAGAATAGTGTAGCTGTTATGAAAAATCAGATTGTAATATTAGCTGACATTCTTAGTCCTACTAATCTAGCTATAGAAAATAAAAGAAAAGGCTCTACTGCTACGAAACTTAGTAAGCTTGAGGACGATATAAATATATTAAAGCATATGCATAATGGAAAACACCCTGATGTACCCTACGAAGGGGCTAATAAATAGAGAATCAATTCTACCCTACCTGTAAGATGCACACAGAGGGATGTCATTATAAGTGGTATGCTACTATATAAAAGACAGAGAAGGCTACTCAGTGACGCTTACAGAGGGTTGATTTTCTAGAGATTCGTCATATTCCTCTTCATCTTCCTCTTCTTCCTCTAATTCTTCTTCATCTTCCTCTAAGAACCACGAACACCCCAACATTATTCTTGTTGCTCTTTCTTCACCTAATATTTCTAGGTTATTAATTATATCCTGTTCAAGTTCTAAGATGGGTTTAATAACTTCGTCATCTTTTACTGATCGAATCTTGGACAGAACTTCCAGTGCTTTGATGGCGCTGTTAGTGTGTCCATTATTCTTTGCATAAGTATATTGATTTTCAATTTCAGAGATCACATCAATGTGCGTCTCCATTTCTTTCTCTAGCTCTTCTATTCTTTCCTTTATCTCTTGCCTCTGTAACAAGCGATGACCTTGTGTATGGGCAGAGACACCGGAGTATCCTGCAGACTTAGCCGACTCTGTAGCATTACGCAACATGACATAAGCCTGACAGAATTTCTCCTGTTTTATATTCATTTCTTTTGCAAGCATTTAGTTTAGAGCCTTTATACGCAAAACTTTTCCCAAGATGTATTGTGGGTTAGTATCTGCCTTGCAGTTATATCTGTTAGCATATCTTTAGAGGATGTAGTAATAGGCTTAGACCAGTTACACGTTATCCTCCCGCCTCCAACGCTTACGCAACCGCTTAGAGACATCAGCAGAAGAAAGCATATTAATTTCTGTTTCAATTTTATTCCTTTCCTTTACTTTTTCTAAGGCATCTTCCATCTCTGCCTTCTGTGCTGCATTACTCCCTGCCCTATAAGCAAAGATAAGAGGCAGCACCCTAGTGAAGAATCCAAATAGAGAAGAGAAAAGAGAAAGCATCTTTGTCTCTTACTTCTTACCGCTCTCTTTAGCCTTACCAATAGTAAGACTCAAGAACTCTAGAACTTTATAAATCTTACCCAAGATAGAATCAGGTTCAGGTGTCTTAGTACCTGCTACAATAAGACTTGTAACCGTGACGATACCTGTAACAGTTGTTAGAATAAGATCACCGTTGGACATAATTACTTCTAGCATTGTGTTACTCCTTTATGCTGCTTCTTTAGTGGTTGAAATTAAGTCTGAGTAGTGTGTCTTCTTACCCTGCTCAGACATATTATATATTTCTTTAACCAATGTACCATCCCCGTAGAGATTAACATTCATTTCTACATCAGAATTATCAAATAACTTTTCACAATCCTGTGCCATAGCTAGTAGCTCGCCGGTAGTCCAAAACTCTTTACCGTTTGTCTCTACCTTCATGAACTTAGGAGTCTCGTTCCTAATTCTCTTTTTCAAGTCTTCTTCAGAAGGTTCCTTATCTAGACTACAATCAAAACCAAACAGGTGGAAGTTTCTGAATCCGAAGATATGCATCATACCAATAGACCTCATGGCAGCACAGGTTCCACCGTTAACAAACACAGCATCATCTGATATGTTCAACTCCTTCTCAACCTTCAACTCTATACCTTCTTGAGACTTTACCTGAGTAGCTACGGCCTGAGAGAAAGCGTGCCAACCCTGTACCTTGTCTGTCTTACTCTGAATAAAGTTTGTAACACTAGGGTCTGTCATAGAGGCTATGAAAAAATTAGTCTCGTCATCTACATGTTTAAATAAGGATGACCGTACAATGCCGTGAGTACTTGTACCTGTGATAGGTCGAGGATCGAGTATAACACAAGCCCAAGGCTGTATACAAGCGTCTAATAGGGCGGGATAACTATGCTTAACGCATATGATCTTACCGTTTGTTTCCTTCTGTACTCTCCTGACCTCTTCATAATCAGTGGAAGGACCACCCGATATAATAATTGCGTGTTCCTCATTAATACTGCAAGCTTTAATCATATCCCACTTGGATATTAATTCCATGTTCTTATTTATATTCGCCCAGATATATTCTTTAGGTACAGAATCTTTAGGGTTTATAACGATAGGAACTTTTGTTAATTCTGTAGGGATGTCTGGTAAGTCTTTACCATTAAGAAGTACTGCAAGATGAGTACGACCACCACCCTTTACTCTATCCTGTGAAGGTAGAACTGTAACACGTTTGTCTTTATTCAAAGAGTTCACTAGTCTATTCGTACCCAGATATTCATCACCTAAAATATTACCGTCTATATCCTTACTAAAGAAATCATCAAAGACAATACAGGGTACATGCTTCAGATATTTATAATCTGATAGTACAGTCTCTTCACTATGACCACCATCAATAAAAGCAAAGGTCATATTCTTTAATTTCTTCTTTGCTTTCTTGAGAGTATCTTTAGAGTCTCCTTTGAATAGCTCAAAGCTAAATACTTTTTCATCTCTGTTCATCTTGTTTGCAAAGTCAATAAGTCTTTTCTCTACAGCCTTCAAGGTATTATGAGCCTTAGAATTAAGTTCTTTAATATCTAGTTCTTCTGTAGCTTCTTCAAACAAATCAAAGCCCATGTAGTGTACCTTGTCACTCTTCTCAAACGCAGCAAGGGACATTTCAATAGCACGTCCTGCATTCCAAGTACCTACCTCTACTATGTTATCAGTAGCATACTGACGTACTAGTTCTGCTAACTGATTATAACGAGGAAGACTGATATCTGGAGCTACTTCCTCATCAGAGGGAGCATTCTTCAAGTTACCCTTTAGATGCTTCATGTACTGAGATAGAGGAGAATTAGCAAAGGCCGCAAGACCTTCCACTTCAGGCGTGAGGTTATGTACCTTCATGCCATGTGCTATATAAATCTTTAATAGACGTTCAAAGATAAACCCATCGTGCCATTCCCTGTAAGATACTACCTCACCTATATCATAACATCCTCTGAAGTCTGCAAGTAGAAAGTGGGGTGTTTGGTAATCAAGATTAAAAGCTACAAAGGATGTCTCACTGTAGTCTGCATCCTTCCTGCCTAGATGGACTAGCTCTGCCTTCTCTGGTAGAATTTTAAGAATCCTCTCCTCTGACAAAGGCTTGGTTGTTACTGTATCAGCATCCAACCAAATCAACCAGCCGCCTTTAACTTCCTTCTCGCTTATCTCTAAGGAGAGATCGGTCATAGCATAGACCTTATGACACCACTTGATAGCATCCATTCTCCAGTTATAAACTACCTGCCCACCTTCAGTACCATCATGTAACTGCATACGATCTCTATAAGAAAGCATATCTTCTACATCGTTTAGATTACGATATTCAATATTTTTACCCACAGGAAATTCATTCACTACATCTTGAGGTACATCGTGATGATATGCAATAAGTTGAAGGTCATCCTTCCAGTATTTTAGAACTGAAAACAACATATTCTTAGCGTACTGTTCATACCCTTCAGCACTAAAGGAAGTTACAAATCTTATCATTTTATTTAGTCAGCTCCTCGTATAATTCTGTCCATTCTTGTGAGTACTTCTCATCTATTTTTCTTTTAGGCTCCCACGCTCTAAAGAGAGGACCACCTGTAGTGAAGTGTACACACTTGGGTTCAATGTATTCAGATGAATGACCATCTAGCCAGTTCCATTCCTCATGTATACTTCCAATACTCTCACACCAATGAAAGCCATGAAGCCATGAACCAGACTTAACATTAATATCTGAAATAGTTAGCTCACTCTTTAGATCAGGATGAGAACAATTCCATAGTACAAAACTAGACCAGTTCTTTCTAGGATAAATTGTCTGCGTCTTACCATCCATTTTAGTTTTTTCTTTAGGGGAATGGTTGTGCTGCACACAAGAGATGGCATCGTTAGAGTTTGATAACCTATTAAATAACTCCATGACATCTGATCTCATGTACATATCACAATCCATAAACAATGCCATACCTTCATGCATATTAATATAGGGGACTAGAAACCTACTGAAACTAAATTCTGTAGAGAAAGGTTTCTTATCAAAGATATCTACCTGCTTACCATCTAGTACTGTCTTGCTCCTTCTGTACAGACCTGACAGCCTAAGACTATCCTGTTTCAAAGGAACTATATTTATAGGTTCAGAAGAATACTTTTCAATACTATACTTTAGTACGTCAAAGTATGTCTTTTCTTTTTCATCATAACCTATGTAGATAGTAGGCATCTTATTATTATTATTATTTATAGAATGCATCCTATATTACTTATCCTTATTAATTAAATGATAGAGGGTAGCACCCCAACCACCCTCTATCAATGCCTAACACACATCTTTCGACTAACACACGGAGTATACTCCCCTTATAATTTGATGTCAAGTAAAAAGTTTATACACCACATAGACCACCTGTACCACTGATCTCACAGATGTCGTGGGATTGGATGTTATCTTCAAACTCTTCCCCTAGCTTATCAACAGCTTCAGAATATGGTACAGATGTTAGAGGTTGACCACCTCTTGCTCCATCAGGGTAACACGTAAACCCTCGCAGCCTTGAAGCATAAGATGCTAGTGTATTACAGAATGCATCAACTGTATCTTCATTATTATTCTTACTACCCCACGAAGGTAAGTTAATTGTAGATGAGATGCTCATGTCTACATAGTCCTGTATGTCAGCTTGGAAACGGATACGACGTTCATAGTCATCAGCTAAGTCTAAGGCTGACTCAACCTTATTAGGATCAACACCATAGAGATCAATCAATTCTGCAGCAGCACTGTCAACTACATACTGATAGTGCCAACGTGTACCATTCTTTAGATACCTACGCTTGTAAGCTGTAGCAAAGATAGGTTCAATACCTGTTGACGTGCCAGCTAGAATACCGATACTTCCTGTAGGAGCAATAGCGCGATTAGCAACAGGACAAGACACAGCCAACTTACTAGAAAAAGATTTTGAAACAAGATCAGAGGTTCCTTTATAAACAGACAACCACTGATGAAGCTCTGGAGTAACTTCATATTTAGAACCCTTCTTAATTAACCATTCGTGTATACCCATTAAGCCTAAGCCTAGACGCCTGTTCTTCTCTCTAGTTTTATATATCTTTTCGTAGGGTAGTTTAGCTCTGGTTGTACCACACAGTAGGAACTTGGTAGCTAGGTCAGTGATGTCAGAGAACTCTGATATACTATCAATGCGTCCCATGTTCAACGAACCTAAGTTACATACATCACTATCATCCTCAGATGTAACTTCAGTACAAGCATTACGAAGGGTTTCTTTTTCCTTATCAAAGAAATTAAAACTAAATCCCGGTTCAGCAGTGGATAAAGCTTGCTTCACGTTAGCTTGGAATGTCTCTCCTGTATCCCCTGTCTTATAGTAGTTAAGTAACCATTCAGTATCATAGTTCAAGCTGATGTTAGTCATATCTAATGGCGCACGAAAGTTAAAGTCCTGTTCCTTCAGGTCACCTACTGTTAATCCTGTAGTACCTACGGGCATATGATACCAATCTTTAGCGTACAAAAACTTAGTAACATCGTGATGCTTCCAGTTTAAGCTGGCATAGATAGCTGATCTACGGCTACCACCCTGCATTACATGACGGCCAATCTCATTGATCATCTCCATCTTAGGTATAGGTCCACTAGCCAGACCACCAGTACCGCCTAAGACTGCACCTTCTGCGCGGTATACTGAATAGTCGTTACCTATACCACCCCCTGTCATCAGACATGACTCAGCCTTCCATGATAGGTCAGCCCAATCTTCTCTGGTATCACTCTCTGACTTCAAAAGATAGCAATTGTTAAAGAATTTATTAGGTCGTCCCGCATAGTAAAGATAACGACCACCGGGGATGAACTTCATCTCAATCATGTATTGTATTAACTGATCTTTCTCATCTCTGGTCATCATCTCTTGACACACATCTTCAACTAAGACTCTGCATAACGAAGCCCATGTCTCACATGATTGGTGTTCATATTTATGTTTGAATATATCTTCAGAAAATTTAGATCGAAACATGGGGTTTTCGTTAGATCGAAATGTAGGCATTTAGTTATTCTCCTTTGGTTATATTATCATGAGCATACAACATTATTAAAGCATAATGCAATATCTTTAATAAGTCTTGTCTATTTCTTCCTTCCTTCTTTCCGTATCTTTTCCAGTACTTTAAGATGTTACCCATTAAGAAACCTTCACCATACCCAGCATCTATTATTAGTTCTGATGCCTGATGCTTTCCTTTAGCGTAGTGCATATCATAAGTACCTGCTACATATTCTTGTAACTCACATAAGTAAGCAAGCTCATCAAACTTATGCCCAATCCAATCTGTTGGCTTGACCACCTTAGTCTCCTTAATTTAAATACAGGGGGTTTTAGTTAAAGGATAGTACAGTATTAATTCTTTTGCGTACATACTCTACTTCCTTAGACTCAATAATCTTGTATGCAAATGTCCTAGTGTATTCTCTATCTATTCCCGCAAGATCGCAGACAGTATGGAAGTCATCGGCTGTGACACCTACAGATGCTACAAACCAAGCCTTAGCACTGCTCCTAGCCAGTTGAGATTCTCTAGACTCTCTACTTTCTTTGGGCTTAGTAGCGTCTAACAAGGCTTGGAGTATGACAGTAAGAAAAAGAATCTGCTCAGGTGCAGACTTTTTAGTTTCTATCAACTGCTCCATCTCTACGAGGAAAGTATTTTCTTTAGGCATCTAACCATTTCTGAGGAACGCCATCCTTCAGATCACAATATAAGAAGTTATTTTTTACACACCAATCACCATAGGTGGACTTTGCTCCTTTATATAGTTTACTTCTAGAGTTAGTGAAGACAAACCTAACATCTATATTAGGATTACTCTTTCTTAAAAATAAATGTTTCTTCCTATCCTCTAACTTAAATCTTCCCTTCACCTCAAGGATGATACCAGAAGATTCAAGTACGAAGTCAGGAAGATACTTCTTAGATTCTGTCCAGACATAAGGAATATAATGAGGCTCAAAGTCAAAGGGAACGGCTGCGTCGGTAAGACATTCAGCCATTGTCTTCTCTGCTCCCGATCTAAATCTGTATTTCTTGGACATTAGGTTCCTTATTTACGTTGGTTAGATACTTAACATTAGATGCATACTGAAAGGCCCTTAGTCCTGTGCCGTTGTTTGCATCAGACCAACAATCAAACTTATAAGAACAATAAACACAGCCAGTATCAAGGCGAAGATTGCCAGCGGCACCATCAGGAATAGCACTATAACAACGCTCAGGAGGGATGCTACTTTCAAGAGACTCTCTGATAGAATCAATACGATCTTCCGCATTTATCATCTCCATGTGATGTACAGGGCAATAGGTTATTTCTCCTGTAGTCTTGTCTATAACTACAAACCCTGCTTCCTTCACTTCATTTGCTTGAGCGTATGCAGAAAGCTGTGCGATGTAACCAAACGGATCATCTTGAAAAATCTTTCCTGTCTTAAACTTCTTAAACGAAAAGCTTGAGGCAGTCTTGAAGTCTACCAGTACGTCATCTACCATACCATCTTGATGACCTACTACGTCATTAACTACAAGCTCCTTCTGCCTATCTGATACCTTGTGTCCTGAAGTCTTAGAAAGGAAGACAAGGACACTCTCTAAGATATGTCCATAAAGAAATTTAATATAGTCAGGCCCAGTAAACTCTTCTTCTTGTTTCTTATTATCATCTTTATTATTAAGAGAGTACCATATCTTTCTATTCGGGTGACCTATCATAGACAGTCTTAGATTGTTCCTTGGCTTCCTTTCTTCTTGAGTAATAGCTTCGATAATACTAGAACAAATTTCTTCTGACATCTCTTTCAAATCTTCAGCATCTATAGTTGCTTTCTTATCTGAAGTGAAGAGGCTATATATATCTTCAACAAGAGTACTGATTTGTTTGTTAGATTTCTTAGCCACTACTATTGCTCCTTGTGTGGGTTTCATATAAATACATAACTAGCAGTCCCGCTCCTCACCTGCCAGACAGTTATCGTTGCTCCAATTATTTAGCAACCCCGTATAAGTTTAACCTATCCTAGAATGGAACGGATTCTTCTTGCGAAGCTGACCCTCCAGAATTATTAATAGTGTACCCGTCATCTACAGTTTCAAAATCTTTATCGTTACCATATCTAACTAGATTAATAACTTGAACAGCCATAAGGTCAGCACCTACACCAGCCTTACCAGCATAGGTCCAATCATAGGTAGAGAACTTAACATTAACATCACTACCATTACCAATCAGTTGATCGTCCCAAGAATTATTGCTTGAGTCCTTCACAAGAGGAGCAGGTCGTGGATCACCATCCTTCTTAATAGCTTTACGTTTGATGGTTACGAAGTCATTACGATCATCACCTTTGTTCTTAACAATAAGACCAAGATTTCCTACCTGCTTCTTCGTATCTTCGTCCAACTCCACGTCGATACAATAGGTAGGCTCATACGTTGTATTAGGGGAGAGAACACTTGCCCAATGAGCTTTACCAGAAATAATATGAATGTCATTAGCCATCTTAATTTACCTTTCATTATGGAAGCTACACATATAGCTTCTCTGTTTCAGTTTTGGAATTATGCACCATTAGAATAGTTAAGTCAAGCCTTTTTATCTCCTTCATAGCTATACTTCTTAAAGATTTTGATCTGTTCTTCCAACTTTTTCTTTTCTAATTCCAGACTAGAATATTTTTCAGGTTTGTTTATGATCTCATTATGTAATAACTTTTCTATAGGAGATAATAAATCTATCTTTAAATTATAACAATCACTCCTTACTGAGTATCCATTAGACTCATCTACCGTTCCCTTTTTAAGAAAGATACTGTCTTCCATATACTTTACCTTATCGTAGTAACCTAGTATCCAGCCAACTGATAAGTCTGTCTTAACCCTGCAGAAAACATAGTAATCACACTGTTGTTTTGTATTCCAATTAGATATTGAACAATCATAATTAAGTTTAGGTCTAACCTTTGTTCTCTTAGTCTTAACATCTATCTTACGACCATCACTTAAAACTATATCGTAATCATAAGTAGATTCAATAGGTCTGGATAGATATTCTGAAACCATTATCTCTCCCATAGCACCATAAAGATTACCCTTACCTTTTGTAAAGGAACCTTTGAGAATACCCATGTCATCAGACATTCGAGTTGCCCACTCAATCATATCTTTTGTAATAGGTATTTCTTTTATTTGAAACATAGCGTCTTCCTTTTAGGTTAGTGTGTGTCTGCCCATGTGTTTCCTATTTTGTATTCACTATCTAGAGGACACAGTATTTTTAAATCTTTTTCTGTTTGCTTCATTGCTTTCTTTGTCAACTCTCCAAACATTTTAGCATGGTTATTTAATACTTCATGTTGGTACTCATCGTGTATAGATGCAATAAGCTTGGCATCTAGTTTATGTTGTTTAGATAGTTTATCTATGTTAACAAGCCACTGCTTACATATGACAGCACCAGCACCTTGAATTAATAAGTTAACAGCAGCGTGACGATTTCGTATAATCAAGTGCCTACCGTCAACACCTACAAGGTAACCACGTTGACTTGCCTTGTCAACTTTCTTTCTGAAGATCGCCAGTGATGGTGTGTTCTTCAAGAAGGTATCTATTAATTTCTGACCTTGCTTGGCATCTCCACCTACTACCTGTCCTATCTTAGCGGCACCCGCTCCAAAGATAAATGCATAGATGAATGTCTTAGCTTGGTCCCGCGTCTCTAATCCTGCGGCATGTTGGTTAGCTGTATGTATGTCACCATCCACTACCTCGTCTGTAAACTTACGATCATTAAGGTAATGAGCTAATGCTCTTAGTTCCAGAGAAGAAGCATCACAACCAACAAGAACATTAGCATCATCTGATACTGTCCAGCACTCGCGACACTCCTTACCATAGGGAGAATACACCGCTGGAACTTGAGCCATGTTAGGTGAATGATGCGCCATCCTTCCAGATATAGCTCGTAGAGTAAGTACTTGTCCATGAACTTTACCATCCTCTCTTAAAGATTTAACCCATGATTTAACTTGAGCTGTACGTTTATTTAACATTAGATATTCAGCTATCATCTTAGCTTCTGGTATATCTACATTTTTAAGTACAGACTCATCTACTATAGCGTGACCCTTCTCAGTAAACTTATCTGGTTTCCATCCACATTTTGTAAGCCTAGCTACTATCTGTTGTCTAGAAGCTAAGTTAAATTCTTGGTATTCAATAGATGTATGTACTCCAACAACTGTTTCTGGGTCACGTATGTGCCTAAGACCCACAGTAGATAAACTACCATCCTTTTTGTAACGAGGCGTAACTTCCTTAACAGGAATAAGAATAGTAGTAAACCTTTGATGCACCTCTCTACGAAGCTCATCCGCTCTATCCTCAAGCCTTGCGATAAGCCTTGTCGCTTTTTGAATATCAAGAGTAAACCCACTCCTTTCCTGCTGATCTAGTAAAGCTCTTATTTTATATTCTAAATCTATAGCTCTTCTATCTATCTTCTTTATGTCTGGTTGTAAGGTTATCCATACTCGCTCTGTTAAAGCTACATCACCCTTACAATATTCTACCATCTCATCAGAGATACCAGAGGTGAAGTCACTGAACTCTATCTTAGCAAAGTTCAATCGTTCACCCCAAGACTTTAATGAGTGACCCTTATCTCTGGATGGGTTGGTTAGTTGAGATAAAAGTAATGTATCTTCTATCTGAGATAAGGATATCTTAGTACCCAGTAACTTATTAAGTACTGGTGCATCAAATGATATACCGTTGTGCATTATAAACTTATCTACTTTACTACAGAACAAGGGGAAGTCTGTATAGCATTCCTGTTCTCTCCAAGAATGAACTTCCCCTGTCTCTCTGTCTTTAGCTACGATGCAATGAACAACACTGGCATCTAAACTATCTGTTTCGATATCCAGTACAACTATCATTATAGAACCATATCTCCATCATCATTATCACCATCAGGATTATCACCAAGGCTCTGGACTTCTTGTAACCTACCAGTATCCTTGTTAAAGAACAAGTGACAAGCAACACCTGTCTCACCAGAGTATCTGTTCTTCAATACACGTATCGTTGTAGTGTTAGAGATGTTATCGTCATCAGATTGCTGATCCCTTTCCATAGCTACGACCGCATCAGATAGCTGTGCAATGCTCTGACTGCCTCTAAGGTGGGACAGGCTTACCTCTTTACCTTGCTCATGCCCTGCGTCCCCACTAGTACGTCTTAGATGGGAGACAAGCAGCAACGATACATTGCATTCTTCTGTGATACTACGCAGCTTAGTCATAAGGTTATCAATGTTACGTCGTTCATCTTCACCTTCCAAGCCTGACACAAGGATAGATAGATGGTCAAGGAATATCCATTTACAATCCAATGCCTTGATCATGTACCTAATCCTACTAAGGATTTCATCTGTACGCATAGAACCAAAGTGATCGAAGGCATAGAACCTACGTGTACCTACAGTAGCATCCTGCCATGCAGTAAGGTCTTCGCGTGAGTACTCTTCTCGTACCTCTCTGATGTACAACCTAGCGTTAGCTTCGACAGACATGAGATGGAAGATCGTACTCCTTACGTTCTCTTCTAAGGAGATGACTCCAATGTTATCTTCTGTACTGGTAAGGACGTGATGCATAAGCTCTCGCATGACACTTGATTTACCAGTGCCTGTACCTGCCGTGAAGGTAACCAGCTCACCTGTACGCATACCATACAGCTTGTCGTTAAGCCCTGCGAAAGGGTAGAGGCAGGTCTTGTACTGACCCTCGTCATATAGCGAGGCACCCATGTCGGCAAGGTTAAGTATGCCAGCAGGTGTATACTCCTTAGCATTCCACCAAGCCATCGAGAAGTCTTCACGTTTACCTTTCATGAGGTACTCGTTAGCATCCTTGAAGGTAGGTAGATTAACAATCTTACATTTGTTAGGCTCGAATAGAGAGGCTACCTTCTGTGACGCAGCCCTGCCGGGATCATCAGCATCAAAACATAAGACAACATTATCAAATGTATTCAGGTATTCTAAGTTATCCTTACAGTTCTTGTAAGCTGATTGAGCGCCAGAGTTAATAGAAATTACAGGCCACTTAGACCCTAGCATTTCATAAGCTGACATAGAATCTAGCTCCCCCTCACAGATGGTGATGTACTTACCACCGCTGGAGAATAGATGCTGACCGAAGAGAGCAGCCTCACGCATGGCACCTTCTGGTTCAGAGTGCATCTTCTTAGTGTCACAGTCTCTAACCTTATCAGCTATGTGATTATTATTTTTATCGTAGTAAGGATAGAGATGTTGTATAATCTTATTAGAGTTATCTTTAATAGTACGGACGTTGTATTTCTTACAGGTATTTAAAGAGATGTTTCTGTTAGGTATGTCAGTGTGCAATCCTTTATTATTTGTCATTGGCTTAACCGTATTGTTGAGAGGTGCATTCATAACGATGTCATGTCCTTGTTCATGTGAAGTATCTTTCCGATAGGTGGAGCAACTAAAACAAAAAGAATGCCCATCTGAATATGAAGTGTATGCATCACTAGATGAGCAGTCTGGGCAAGCGCCTTGATCTACTACCTTACTTTCTATTGTCATTTAATATCTCTCTGGTATTTTTTGTTCTTCCTCTACTGTGGTGTAGTCTTCATCGTCAACATCTTCACTGGGTGGTGGTGGTGTAGGTACGAAGACAGGTATGCCTTCTCTGTTGTAGTGGTGGTAATCCTTAGCGTTCTCTTTCTTCTTAGCTTTTCTTTTAGCAGTAACCTCAGTTAAAACTCTTTCAAGAGAATAACGTGCGTGAAGTATTATGTTAAGATCAGACACAAACATATCTCCTTGCATCTCTTCCATAGAAATGTAAGATGATCTTATCGTATTTAAATACTTATTAAGAATTTTCTCTAGGGTATGCTTGGAACCTTCGTACTTATATTTAGTAGGCATGTCAACTTCCTTTGTTTATTAAATAAAAGATTTACCCTTCACAGTATTTATATTCAAAGGTGTGGTTCTATCTGATGGATAGAGTGTGAAGCTTAAAATATTTCCATCCTCTTGCTCCACTTCGATGGACGTATAGTAGCAGACGTTTCCAGATAAGTACTCGTTAGTTGCTGTTATGTTCTTAACGTAGTGTATGTTAGTGCTTATTCCTGACATTCTCTTAGTCCTTTACTATTTTATATTCAACAGAACGCTTACGTGATGCTCTAACAAATAACGATTCCTTGTTCTCATTGAAGTAACTAGAAAAATCCAGATGCTTCATAAGAATACTAACGCATGACAACCCTTCCTTCATTTCCTCAAGGGTTCCTTCATCAAAAGGTTTGGTGTAGTTTGTACCTCTAATAATCTTGTACACTATTTCCTTCTCCTTGTAAGAGGTTAGTCATCTTGTTCGTTCATAATCTCATTTACAAAAGCCATGTCACCTGACATCATTTCATCTGTCTCTTCTGATGCTAGTCTCTTAGCTTCCTTCCTGTTATAACCTTCTTGCATATAGGTTGTCAACAATTCTCTAAAGATAATCTTTCTATCTTTCTCCCATAAGTTTTTCATTTACCCTGACCTCTATACTTTTTAAAATCTCTACGCTTATGCCTATTCGTAGGTCTACTATTAATAGAATTTCCTATGCTAGTTCTTAGATGTTTCTTAGCTGATAACTTCAGGTCATGGTTAGCTCCTATGCTTTTCTTGACTGCCATTTATTTATTTCCTTTGATCAAACAGTTCCACGAGTAGGGGAACAACTTAGTTATAATAGTATCCCATTCTTTTGCAAGCTCTCTTATCTCTTGTTGAGCATCAGCACTACTCCTTAAATTATATGCCCTAGCAAATGCATACAAGGAGCCAGTGACGTAGTAACTTGTGTACATACTTTGAGGTAGTATCATACGTGCTTGTTCAGGACATACACCTAAACTTAGGAGATGTTTGTACGTTCTAATACAATACTTTAAAGTTTTTTCGTATTCGTTCATATGATTTTTATCAGGCTTACTTATATCTATAACTTTGTTACTACTACCTTGCTTAGAATTAACAGGCTTACCCCGCCAAACTTTAGGACTATAGAACTCCGGTAAGCTATCTACATATCGTCGCGACATCTCATTATAAGAGAACCCTATAGTATGTTTGAACCTCTGTCTAGCTACAAATAAAGGTACTGTTTCTCGTAGAGTTATAGTGCAGTGGGTGAATGGAGTGAAGTGATTATGCTTAGCTAAGTACTGGATTAGTTTCCTATCCTTAGTATATAACTTAGAAACATTATCTTTAAATTCTTCTGTGTCCCACTCACTTTCCTTATCAAAAGAAACTCTTGCTGCATTGACTACTGTTACATCAGAGCCTGAGCTACTGATTAGATTAACCTTCAACGTATCGTCTCCTTTCCTTGGCACTCCCGGCAGGACTCGAACCTGCAACCTATAGATTAGAAGTCTATTGTTCTATCCAATTGAACTACGGGAGTTAAACCATTGTTTATATTATCTTTGTCCCATCAGTACTTTAATAGTCATAGCTTCTAAATCTTTTTCTCTCTTAGATAGCAAGGTTTCTAGGTAAGATATATTCTCTCTTAGCTCTTTGGTATTTTCATATTCTTTGTACAAGCAATCTGTAAGCAATGCTATTTCTTTCTTGGCAACAGCTAAGTCATCGTGAAACATTAGAAGGTTGTTCCAAAGTCATCCCCAAATCCAGAGGTAGGAAAGTCATCCTCATAACCATCTTTAGTACGAGAGCATTCAGTCTTAGTAGGTTTCTTTCTATCTACAATACCTTCTACTATTTCTAGACAACCATAAAGTTCTCCCATTAAATCTAACATCTTAATAAAATGTTTACTTTCTTTATCCTCTGTAGAGCTACTATATGTGAAGGAAGTATTGTAGTCACTGATAAGATCATCCATTAAGATACTACATATAGGCTTAGTGCCGTAGTCTGCATCTAGGTAGAAGGATACATACAAACCCTTGTCCTTTATCTCTAACTGAACGCCTAAATTATCTAGAGATAATCTATTTTTTATCATAACCTTACTCCTATTATAGTATGTAGGTGGACGACCCTACCCCTGTGTTATAGAGGTAGAGCCGTCCGTAGATACTAACAAAACTAGTGGACCGTGTTGAACTGAGAAATAGACTCTGGATAATTCTCAGTCTCCCACTCCTCCAAACCATTTAGAAAACTATTTATTTCATCTACTGGTATCAACTCTATGAAAGGAGCATGAGATACAGTAAGCAAATAAGATTTCATATAGTTAGGTATGTCTTCATGGCTACTGTATTTATAAACCATTGCTGAAATCCTTTCCTATTATTGCTATTAAACTACTTCAAGAAAGTCTTCAAAGACTGAACTGGTGAGCCAATTACCGACTTGTTCTTGCCGCTTCAACAGTGTACCACCATCTCCTGCTGCAGTCAAGGCAAACCTATCATCTTTGTCACCGTGACTGGAGTAGTTAGACATAGAAGATACCAAGGAGAATACATTCGATCCTCGTACCTTTACCTCATCAAAGTACTGTGCAAATAACTTATCAGCTAAAGCATTCTTACGCTTAGGTTCAGCAGTTGTACCAGTGGTAAGCTTACGGAATAGATCAATAACTTTACTGGAGTTATTAATCTTAGTGTCTGCCCATCGTTGGTATTGCATAACAGTATTAGAGTAAGTATCTAATGTCTCTGCTAAGGCTAAGGTGAAACTATCAACAGAAAAATTCTTAGTGTGTCGCTTACGTGTAACGTCATACGTCCCATTGATCTGTCCGTTAGTACAAAAGAAATCAATATCTCCAGAATACAGAACAACACTACAAGAACCATCAAAAGAAGTCTTCTGGATGAATCGTAATCCTACATCTGTTCTATGCCCTGTACTAGTCTCGACCGGCTTAGATACACGAGGAAGAATATATTCTGCAAAGCATACTGCTCCACCCTTGAGCATCGTATCTTTTATTTGTATATCTTGTAGCACAGAAGGATCAAAGAAGTTAACCATCTGTTCTTGAAGAGGCATTAAAACTTCTTCGTTCTCCACTACTCGATACTTATCCTTAACAATAGAGAGGAAGGTATCTTCTTCAGAGAAACCATCACCCTTGGTGAGCATCTTGTAGTTCTGTGGTACTACCCCAGTAGTGATACCTACTACGTCCTGTTCAAAGACAGGAAAAAAGATATCACGATTGTTCTTAGTGGTGAGGTGGTCTAAATTAGTATACATAGTAGTAGTCCTTTGTAAAAGTTAAGTATCGTCTTCATCTTTATCGTCATAGATATACATATCAGCAACCTGCTTATATGTAAAGCCTAAAGTTATCATCTCTTTCTCAAACTGCTCCTCTGATATTTCTCCGTAAGTGAATAAGTTTTTTAATCTTATTACTTTACGCTGCCAAAATTCTTTTACTGTTGTAACATTATCGTTGTCGTTAGTCTCATCCAAAGTAACATTCCTTATTCAATCTACTGAATCAAGAACACGCAGACATTCCAGTGCATTGTTCTGCATGGTCTGTTGAAGATTTAACATACTCAATCCCGCGTCCTTGTCTTCATAAGCCTTCAGCTTAATAGCAAAGCCGAAGTCTGTCCAGTGTCCTAATCTTATATGCTTACCTAATAGTTTATTGATCTCCTTTGTTCTGTAGTTAGCATAGCCTCCCCCAGTAGGAAGAACAATATCATATGCTGGGTGTTTACTCTTCAGCTTATAAACCCTTGTGTTATCACGCCATTCTTTAACGTCTTCCTCGCTGAAGAAGATGTTGCTGTTGTGCTTGATTGATTTCAACACTCCTTTATGATTGGCTGTGTACACTCCTTCGAGTGAGAGACCAGTGCTTACGCTTACTTGGGCGGCAGTCATGTTATAGTTCTTAGTCATCTTAAAAATCCTCTATGAATGTTTGGGGTATATTACTTGATAGGTATCTTCGTCCCAACATTTACGGCAGG